TGCTCTTACGCAGATTGGAACTACAAAACTTTTCAAAAGTTCATTTACGCCGGACACCGTAGGAGTTTGGGCTGTTCACATCACAGATGCTAATGGCGGAGATGTCGTGAAAGATTTTGCGGTTGGAGCCGTTGGTGTGGGATCTGGTTTGCAAGCCATAGCTGCAGGAGTTGTGGTGATTGATGGAAAGATTGATGGTCTTGAGACCAAGATAGATGGTCTGGCTGCCGATAGCGGAGGAGCTCATTTTGCGTGACAATTCCTGTTCGCTATATTCAGTATGGATTTGGTCAGCACAAAATATTTTATGTGACTGCGGGGGGAGGGGATGTACATCCTCCTCTCCCAACAGTTCATTGTTATTTTCCAGATAAAAAAGAGAAGTCCGTTATAGACTTAAAACATCTTGATGAAGGTATATATCAGTTTGAGATTTTCTTCAAAGCTGTTGGTAATCATCTTTTTGTATTTTTCGAAGGTACACAAAAAACTGGAATACTGAATGCAATCATAAAGGATAGAATGACTTAAGATAATGGAATCTATAAATGAAAAGCTCTTAGATCGTTACATTCGTCACGCAGTTTATATTGAACGATTCAAAGCTGGAGAAGCTAAAAAGATATCACGGCATTTGAGTAAAGAAGTTTTTCCAGAGCTCATTGACAAGTTAATGACAAAATTAGAGATGACGGATCCCAGTAAGTTAAAAAAGCTCTGGGCGATAAGGCGTCTAAAACGCTTAACAGCTTCTGTAGATAAGATTATCAAAGTGGGAATGATTAAAGCAGAAGAAGCAACTATAGATGATTTAATGAATTTAACAGAGTGGGAAGCAAAATGGAACAAAGGAATGATTGAGAGAACCGTTCCATTAGATATTGATATGTCAATGCCAAGTGCCGAAGCTCTACGGCAAGCTGTTCTAACAACTTCTTTTGAGGGTCATAAACTTAAAACGTGGTTCAAGGCTTACAGTAAGTCTGTCCGCATAGGGATGATGGGAGCCGTAAAGAAAGGGATTTCTGCTGGTGAGGATCTCCCTTCTATTGGAAGACGTCTTCGCAAGGTTACATCTCTGAAACGAAAACAAGCAGAATATATTGCAAGGACTGCCGTTAGCAGCGTTGTGAATAATGCTAAACAAGCTGTCTTTCTACAAAATAAGAATCTTGTGAAAGAAATTCAATATGTTTCAACTTTAGATACTCGAACTACTTTAATATGTATAAACTTAGACGGCCAGATTTTTATTGTGGGTAGAGGTCCTCGCCCACCGATGCACTTTAATTGCAGGAGCACAACGATTCCAGTTATCTCTTCTTGGAAAGAGTTTGGAGTTAAAGCTCCACCTCCAGCAACAAGAGCCAGTATGAATGGAAAAGTTGCTGCAAAGACGAATTATAAAACGTGGCTTCGTAAACAGAGTGAAACGACACAGATAAAAGTTCTTGGGAAAAGACGTGCAGAGTTGTATCGCTCAGGACGAGTGAAAATTGAAAAATTTGTAGGTAAGGACTATATGCCATTGACGTTGAAACAGCTTATAAAGCAAGAAGGTCTTGAAAATTAAAAGGAAATTCAAATGCCTTTGCCGAATTGGCATACTGCAAGAATAAAACAGCCAGGAAGGTTTGTTAGGATTCGTGTTCTTTGGTCAAGACAAGGGATTATGGGTAGAGGAGGATCTCTTAAGACAAATCCAAGAGGCGGATCTAAGATCCAAGCTATTTGGTTCAAAGCTACAAAGTGGACAGTTGCAAGAGCTAAGAAATGGCTCCGTGAACATAAGTATAAGTGGCTTGAATTTGAAAAAGCCACAGGTAAAAAATAATGATAACTTTTTGTGGAGGCTAAAACAATGTTGACTGCGATTTTAGACAAAGAAAAGTATGAGGAGCTCAGTGAGACTGAACAACAGCATTATGCTGAGCGGGAAGGTAAGTTCCATTTGGATGTGGAAGCCGTTAACGGAGTGGCGTTGGAAAATGTCACGGCGTTAAAGACTACTGTTGGCAAGTTAAGAGCCAACGAAAAGAAGCTTCAAACGGATCTTACAACCATACAGGAAAGATATGAAGATATTGATCCTGATGAGGCGAAGGAAGCCATAAAGAAATATGATGAAGTAAAGAATTGGGATGGAGATAAAAAAGTACAAGAGGCAGTGGACGCTTCGAAGCGTGAATTAGTAAAAGCTCATAAAAAGCAAGTGGAGACGTTAACGAGTGAGCTCGCTGATTCTCAAGAACAATTGACGGATGCAATCGTTGATACAAAGGTCGTTGAAGCTTTACAAAAAGAAGAAGGGAATGTTGAGCTTTTACTTCCTCACGTTAAAAAACACGTGAGGATGACAAAGAACTCTACAGGGAAATGGATTCCCGAAGTTGTAAATGACGCCAACGAGCCGAGAGTTGGGGATAGCGATGGGAACCCTATGACTATCCTCCAGTACATTCAAGAATTAAAAACTCAGAAAACTTTTGCTCCTTGTTTTCCAGGTGCTAACTCCACGGGAAGTGGTGGGAGTGACACTTCAGACAGCGGAAAGAAGAAGACAACAAAGAAGACTGGTAAAGTTAAGACCATCAATGCGTCAGATGGAAAAGCAATGTCTCAAAATGTTGATGATATTGCTTCTGGTGAAGTAAAAGTTGATACAGACAAATAATCAACTTCTCACAGCCATATAATATTTGTAGGAAAAACTCTAAATGAATTTGCGATGGGATATCAAAAATTTGTTTAGTGTAAGATTCTTTTAATGCGAAAGGATCAAGTGGTGGGATGCTGCTTCTTCAGTATTCGTTTGTGGTTTTGTACGAAAACAAAATTAATCCAAGGGGGATCCTTGGTCTGAGAGGGATTCTCAGCGTGATTTTAACAATGAAGTTTTAAGATTTAATTTTGAAAGGTTCTATTATGAGTTTGGATCCAAACGTGCTCACAAATATAGTTCCCAAGATTCTTGCAAGAGCTTTAGTTGTTCTTCGGGGAAGATGCGTTATGCCTCGTCTCGTGAATAGCGATTATAGTATCGATGCAGCGAAGAAAGGAACTACAATAGACGTGGAAATTCCCGTCGCAGTTGGAACAATGGATGTTGTGCCTTCAGAAGTTGATACGGAGCAATCCGTAGGTATAACTCCGGGACTTGTTCCTGTTAAGTTGGATAATTGGAAACAGAATAAGCCAATTCATCTGACTGACAAAGATATGGCAGAGATCGATATGAGCACAACTTTCCTGCCTATGCAGTTAGAAGAGGCTATTAAAGGATTAGCTTCTGACATAAATCAAGATATTTTAGCAGAGTATCTTGGCGTCTACGGATATCAAGGAACGGCTGGTACAACTCCATTCGGTGCTGGAGTTGGAGTAAGTGATGCAACTGGAGCCAGGAAAATTCTTAATAAGCAAAAATGTCCGTTGACTGACCGGCGTGGTGTTCTTGATTTCGATGCCGAAGCGAATGCTCTTGACCTTTCAGCTTTTAGCGATGCAGATAAAGTTATGTCTGCCATCGTGAAAATGGAAGGTGAGATTGGCCGGAAGTTTGGAATCGATTGGGTTGCCGATGATGATATTCCACTTCATACTGCGGGAACTATTGAGACCGGTGGTCAAGTTACGGCGACAGCCATTAAAGATTCCTACGCAGTTGAAATTATCGGTGAAGCTGCAAATGACGCAGAGACGCTTCTTGTTGGCGACATTATTGTTCTTGGAGCCGCAGGAGTTGATATTCAAACTTACGTTGTGAAGCCGGGAACAGAAGGTGCTGGTGGATATCTTGGTGCGACTGGTGCTAATGGCGGATATACTCTGGATGCTTCTGGTGACGTTGCTGCTGTCGTTGTAGCTCCAGCCATTAAAGTCGCTCATACCGGAGCAGCTTTTGCAATAAAAGCTTCTCATCGCGTAAATCTTGTTTTTCACCGTGATGCGTTTGCTTTTGCGACACGTTCTCTGGATGATGCGAATGCTCTGGCAAAAATCCTTGGTGGAAGCCAGATCTTAAGTATGCAGGATGCAAAGACAGGTTTGATTTTACGGCTTGAAATTTCCAGAAGGCATAAATTGACCTGCTGGGAATTCGACATACTCTGGGGAGCAAAACTTGTTCGCCCGGAATTAGCTTGTCGTCTGGCAGGATAGACGTCTCCCTGAGCCGGGATATAGGCCTCCGCTTGTTGTTGGTGGTGGCGGATTGTATTCGTCACCACTGACTTATTTTAATTAAAATTAGAGTCTATGAAAGGGAGATTAATTATGTTAGTTAAACTAATGAATCCTGTTGGTAAAATGGAGAAGGTTCGAGCAGAAGATGTGCAATATTATTTGGATCTTGGTTATACCTGTATAGCAGATCCTGCTCAAGAACTGGAGACCGTTGAATTGATGAGTCCTGCCGGGAAAGTGGTCGTTATGCAAAAAGATGTGAACGACTATTTACAAAAGGAAGGATGGGGTCTCTTGGTAGAAGAAGTTCCTACCGAAGATGAGACACCAGAACCTTCTGCTGGGGATGAGACATCTGAGACTCCTGAAGAGCCTGAGAAACCTGTCGAAGATGAGATTCCCGCTATACCAACAGACGGAGCTCCTGTGGAAGAGCCCGAATCGGTTCAAGAATCAGAGCCGGAGCCGGAGATAGCTTCCGCAGAAAATGTTTCTGAAGAGGCCGAAGAGACGACAGAATAGTTTCAGTTGTAGTTTAACTGAGGAACCTGAAGCCGTCATACCTAATTCGGAGATTTTTCCAATGGCAAAGAAAAAGGCCAAGAAGAAAAAGGGACGGAAACGCAAAGTCGGTCGTCCCAAAAAGAAGGGTAAGAAGAAACGGCGATAGTCGGCCACAGCAGAGGCGGATGGAATCCTCTGTCTCTGCTCGCAATAATTTTACATTATATAATAGAGGTAAAAATGGCAGCTACTTTCATAGTTGAAGATGGTACTGGTAAAAGCAATGCGAATGCTCTTATCACAGTAGCAGAAGCAGATCAAGTTATGGAGAATTATAGTTCATCTGTAGATTGGAGTGGAGTAACAGGAACTGATCCAGAAAAAGAAGCTGCAAAAGAAAATGCAATAAGAGAAGCAACGAGATTTATGAATATACATTATCAATGGAAAGGTTATAGAACTTATTTAGAACAGGCTCTTCAATGGCCAAGAGCGTGGTGCTATAATGATGAAGGGGATTATGTTGATATAAATACAATTCCTGAGAAAGTAAAAGAGGCTTGTGCGTATTTAAGTTTGAAAGTTGCAGGAGGACAAAATTTAATAGAGGATCTTGAAAATTCTCAAAAAGTAAAAAGGACAAAAGATGTCATCG